CCTTGTATCGCTTTTTGAACTTCCCAAGTACAGAGTATATCCTCCGTCATTTCCACTAGTTCGGGTAATTGTACGTCGCTTGACCTTAGGTAGAGTCTCATTGTAAGCCATAGCCGCATCGCCTTGTTCCTTTCCTAAATTAGGTAGACTCTCAACATACTTTACAGTACATTCAAGGTCTAACCGGCCCATACTTTCATCTTCCCGATATAAATGCCATACTGGAATTATAAATGGTGACAATAAAAACAATATAGGTATCGCCATCTGACCCAAAAATATTATCTCACTCACCTCAAAATACTTTTAATGATTCGCTTATTCCTTTGAGTCTTAGTTTCAAGTAGAATGTTTTGCATTTGAATTTCAAATGCCAAGTATACCAATTCCTTTCCAAGATTATAAAAGTAATCTTCAATAAGATGTTTAAAGTCGCTCATGCCTCCTATGAAAATAACTTATTAAACCCTAAATGTGAAAGATCCGGCAACGGAGATATATTTGGATGATAATTATTGATAACACCAACCGGATTTGATTTGCCCATTAATTCGTCAGTAAAGTTCTTTTCAATTCGGGCAACATCCATCATTAGTGACCTGACTATGATTCCATCAACAAACGATGAAGACATTTCGCCGGAAAATCCTTTTTCTTTCAATATTTCAATTACATCAGACTTTGCTTGATCAAAATATTTCCTAACGTCATTAGCACTCATTGGAACGCCTTGTCGTTGGAGGTTATTTGAAATATCAATAAATTTCTGTTCCATAATTACCCTGCCAAATGTTTCCTAGTCAACTCATCATACTTCTCCTTACTGATCTTTCCTTCCTGAAAGTCAATCCAGCAGTTCGCTAATGCCCTGTGAAATTCAGTGTCAAATTCTCCCTGACACATATCGTTTATTGCTGATTGTCTGGCAAGTTTGGCGACTTCGGGAATTTGCATTGCGGTGTTCATGATATAATTTGATTCATTTTAGGGTTAGTACAGATTATTTCTACGTCAAGCTCGCACATATCCCCAAACGAATAGCTTGTAATTATTCCGGTAAAAACCATTGTGCCGTTTTTGTAAGGAATGATAAAATTCCTTTCCTTACCCATAACACAAACGCCTTCAATATCTCCAATAAATACCATAGGAACACCACGAAGCGAAACTATCCTGCCGGTTAAAATAGGCTCAGGGCCCGGGAACCCATAACCAAATATTTCGTAATTATTAGTAATTACAACATCAATAGCAGTAAAGGAAATTGGATCTTTAACGTTGCTTAATAAAATGAGATTATTCGCCTCTTCAACTGGACCTTCTTTTGCCAGTATAATTGTCGGAGCAATTGCGGCACCAGCAATGAGGCTTTTTATGAAGTCTTTCCTATTCATGATCTCGATTTAGTTAAATGAATACCATAATTAACAGTATCTATTGGCAAGTATTCCAGATATTCCGGCAACTCCTCCGGTATATTTTTACAATTAATAAACCACCATTGATCGCCAATTGATTGCGGTATTGAGTCTTGATAGGTTATACCCAACGACTTCATGGCTACTTGCGGGTGTGCTGTAACGCCAGACTCGTAAGCTGTTTGCATTACAAACCTTAAATGACGAGTATTTTCCATCTTTTATCCGATTTAATCCACTCAAATATAGTCAATTACGCGTTAATATCCGCATTATCAGCATTGAAATTAGTCCCTGCAAAACTTTCTAATCCCATGTCTTCAAGTAGCTTTTTATTTGCGGGTATAATGATCTTATCAGAATTTTCATCCTTCAAAGCCCCATATCCGAACGCTTCACGCCATTCATTTGCGGTAAGCGGCACCTTCTCCATCCATGCGGCTAGCTTGGCTTTATCGGCCTGCAATTCATTGAAGTCGTCGTAGTTATATCCAATAACTAACCCCTGTTTCCCGTCCGGATCATACGAAGGCGTAAGCCACCCATTTAATGCATCGCTTTTCTTTTCATACTCAGGAAGTATCGCATCGGTAAGTGCAATCTTTCTATTCTCTCCTAAGTTCTCATAGGCACTGTGTGCCCCCCATCCGAATATTTCAGGAGCCACGTGATAAGCCGCACAAAAGTCAATCTTAGTTAATGCCTTTGATTCTAGTATTCCAAGATCCTTTACGCTAACGCCAAGATTAATACTACCCATCTCCACCGAACTTGTAAGTACACCTCCGGCCCCAACTTCTTTTAATTGCTGGTTAAACCGGTCACGTTGAGATTGCTTTTGCTCAATTGTCTCGTCATCACTTTTAGGTACTTTTGGGAACAACAGTGTCTTAACCCCTTTATCTTGATAAATACTGGCTTCTGCCTCTATACCGCTTGCGTACGAATCGATTAAATGACTTAATGAATGAAGGCGTGAAATGCCGGAATACATATCTGCCTGAGTTCTTGCCAGTGGGTTCCAGTTTCTTAAATGGCATACGTTAGCTGCATTTATTTTAACAGTTGGATTCGAAAGAAGAAAATAATTATCAATATTATACCCCGTCATTGTGGCTTGAACATTTTGCGCAGGAGGTAGATATATCTCACGTATTTTTCCCGTAACGCCGTCTACTCCGTCTCGAACCCCGAAAAGATAACTATTCCCTGTAAGGTCAAGATAGGCACTGAGTCCATATTCAAGCTCGTAGCGGGACATTTTAGGATTAGGAAAGTCTAACACATGTTGCATTTCATGTTCTGATATTTCCACCATCGCTTTGTGCTTAATATCCTGGGCTCTACGAAAACTGTCTATCGTTGGGTTTTTAAGAAACGATTTATATTTTTTGTAAGTCTTTTCGTCTTTTTTTTGATATACAAGAGGACTGGCAGTAGCACACTTTTGACTTTTCCAGTCCTGTATCGAAAAGATAGCGTGGTTACCTAAATAACCATTATCAATAAAACTTTCACTTCCAATGACAGACCAAACTACTTGACCTGATCCTACGAAGTTAACTTGCATTTGAATAGGACGCGACTCTGTCGGAACTTTCAATACCTGCGCTTTTCTGCTATTAAAATAGTCTCCTAGAAATCCCATCCTCACTGTTCGTTTACCATTCTTGCCATACTCTTTTAATCTGCGAAAGCGCCGGAAACGTTGCGTACCGGATGCTATCTAAGCTGTGATTCCATGCATCAACCGGCATTTTAGACTTCTTATCATGCCACACGTAATTATTCAATTCCTTAATAGTATTACTGCTACCAGGATCAATTATCAATTCGTAATCTTGCAATATCGCTATCCCTGCACTTACCGATCCTTGACCTTTAACTGTCTCTTTAATATTGCATCCAGCGCGCCGGATCTCCTCGATCAACCTAGGCTCCGCGCTATCAGCATAGATTAGTCCACCAGGTGCAAGACGTTTGTTTTCTTCAATAATCTGGCTTGTTACAAGCTTAGGACGGTAAAGCAATTCTTTTATAAATATCTTTTTCCTTGACTTATCGATACTGACTTTAACCAAAGTGGTAGGATCAATGCTAAAACCAAAGTCTTGTCCATAAATTGATGGAGTAGGCTCTTCGAATTCTCCTAGCCTCCAATTGGTATAAATTACACCTTCTGCAACATCCAGCCAACCCCCCAAAACAACATGCTTGTAATATTTTGCTTTTTTAATCAGCAAAGGATTGGCAGACTCTTTTTCTGCTGCACTTAATTTTTCATACTCCTCGTAGGCAAGTCTTTTTTCTTCAAAGTCTTCAAATATAGAGTCAGGGATAAACCTTCTTTCCATATCCAGATAGGTGCTGTGAATATAAAGAACGTTCCCTACAACGCCATTGAATCCTTCGTTAACCCCTTTTGATTCGAAAAGCTCTGTATAAACCCAATGCTCTTTTGTTGTCGGGTTAAGAATAAGGACGCTCAGGTTTCTAACATCCAATGCCCTAATTGACTTCTTTATCTTATCCCAACTATCAAACGTTGGCATCTCTTCCGCTTCTTCAAGAATAAAGATTGAGAAGTTTTTTAATGATTTAAGGTTAGCCGTTTGGTTACCTGAGCTTGTTTTTATCCCTCGGAATACAATCTTACTACCATTGTCTACTCCGGTTATCCTATCTTTTTGAATATCGAAACTATCACGGCAATTAAGTATATCAATCTTTTCGCTAAACTCAGGAATAATTGAGTCTTCTGCTGTTGCCAAAGTGTAACGGGTATACAAAACCCTATGCCCTTTATCTTTTGCCGCAATGCATGAAAAAAGCCCCGTGCCGAATGATTTTTGAGAGTACCTCCCACCGGTGATAACAACTGTGTCCACCTTTGATAAGTCGCTCCCTTCTCCTGTTGAAAGCCATTCAAACAAAGGTTCATACTTTTCACTTATTGCTATCCCGTCCTCCATTCATCCCCTTTGTAAAAATGATAGAAGTTGGCGGCACATCCTTTCCTTTCTTGTCTGTTATGCCAAGTTCCTGTTTATCTCTCCATTTTTTCGGCTGCCTATTTTTTAGCCAGTTTAACGCCGCTCCCGGATCTGGCGCTACTTCTTTTACAACAACCTTTTTCTTGTAAGGATCAACAGAAATTCCTTCGTTATCAACATCATCGGTTTTCATGAACCCTTCCCCTTCTTTGATGATAATCTTTTCGTACGTTACTTCTTCATATTGGTAACCAACAGCCCTTTTATGAAATGAGCTTGCTACTTCTGAGTCTGCAAGTAACTTCCCCGCGTTAACTGAGGCGGAAAACTCTGGATAGACAGATTTCCATTCTTTGATTGTATCCCTGTCTACCTCAAAAAATTTAGCTAATTCTTTATCAGTATGCCCCAACAAGCAAAGTTTACGCGCTATTTCATTATAGCCTGGGTCATATTTTGTTGGCCTGCCCTCTTTCATTTCGACTTATTATTTACTTCTTCGTTTTCTTGCATGGGTTGTTACTTTACAAAAACAGATGTGTCCATACCTACAACAGCAAGTGCATACCCCGCAGCATTAGGGTGCAAGCCATCACCGGTAATAGCTGCACCAGATTGTACCTTCCAAATACCTGAATTGCGCGAAGTTTCAACTAAGTCGGCAATCTCAAACCACCTCCAAAGTGGATGATATTTAGAACCTGATCTAATGACATCTGTACCAGTTGCGCCTACAGCAGCAGCAGTATAAGTTGAATAGTTAATCGGTGCTCCATCTCTTATCCAATCATTAGTAGCTATCCTGGCAGCGTGTATTGATGTTACAGTCTGATTTGTTGTTGTAGCCCATGCGTCAGTAGAAGTTGTTTCAGGAGTTAGTGTTGTTTGAACAACTTTAACGTTTCTTGCTTTAAAATCTCCCCATCTATTGAGGAATAACACCTGCATTTGCACCAATGTTTTTCCATCCCTTAAATCATTGACTCCTAGTTCGCACATGGCATACATGCAAGAAGAAAGTATTTTTGTGTGCCATTTTGCAACATCATAAGAAAAACTATCCCATTGAACTAATTTCTCTCCGGGAATATTTGACCTGACCCCTGGGAATAAATCACGGAACGCTCTGCCAAACAAACCTTGTTCACTCCATGAACTTCCATAAGCCGCTCCCCCTGAATCTCCCGTGCCACTGGCAATCGAATCTCCAATCCAAAAGATTGAAGGCTTATCTGATCCATAAGAAACTCCAAGTATTGCCGAACATCCGTATGCGCTATCTGATGCACTTGTGATTGTTCCGCTCATTACAGAGTTAACATCCACAGCAACCCCTTCCGTGTATGAACCTAAAACACCGTGAGGACGCAAGTATGTTTGTCCTGCTGTTACTAATATATTGGTCCTTACCCAAAAGTAGGCATTAGCGGGAATGTTTATTGAAACGCTATCTGTGATAACATCTTTACCTTTTGACAGTAGGTATGAATTAGAATTATTTATCGCCACTCTCGTAAAAGTTCCGGCCGGATATTCAATAGACGCCTCTATCGTAATATCATCGTAAGTGGTTGTGCCTGTAATTATCGCCTGAAAATTCGTAAAGTATAATTGCAAATCTGAAATATTCCCAATGGACTTAAACTTAATCCTGCTTGTTTCGGTTGTTCTAGTTCCATTTGATTTATTTGTCGTCCACGGCAATCTAGACCCGAATGCTACATTATGCTTTCCCGAAAATGTTCCAAGTCTGCCTGTTGGTTGTAATGAATCTGTCACAGCCTTAACCCCAGCCGGATTAACAGCTTTTGTTGTGTCAATCCCCGCAATCGTTTCTGCATTGGTTGCAAATGTGATATTAGCTCCACCAGTCGCAGGGAAAAACGCCAATACTTTATTATGCAAATCAGTAAGTGAAGTGCTCGAAGGGGTGACGGAGGCCCGATCGGCTTCTTTGATAACCCGTATCAGTTTTTCGCCATTCAATAGCTGCATATCAACGCCAGGATTCAGCACGGTGTGAAGCGCGCTTTTTGCATAGCTCTTTGACTTCCCGTCTACGGTTATGATTATCTCTGATCCTGAATCCTGTATTGTTGT